CTTGCTTCGGTGCTCGACCACAGTGGTGGTGTCAAAGTGATGCGCTCTGCGCACTGGGCAACTTCGACGAAGTAGTTGCCGATCTTGTCTTTGATGATGTTGAGGTGCGGTTCTTGCACGCTGTTCCTTCGAGAAGTTGCAGGGCATCGAGTCGCCGAGGAGGGTTTGTTGACTCGATGCCCTGCGTGCTGGTTGGCAGGTAAGAGATGGGGTCGGCGCGGCCCTTCAGACGCGCCGACCCATACGGCGCACGCAGCCAGTCGTTCGTGGAGATGGCTGCTTGTGTGCCCGAACTAGATGAGGTCGCCGACGACTGCGGTGGCGGCTTTGTATTGCGCCGACCAGGTCTTCGCCGGACTCATGCCCTTGGTCTTTGACGGCTCTTCGCCGGTCCACTTGATGGCGAGCGTGCCGCCGGTCAGCGTGTCGCCAGCGGTGACGCCTGCAGCTCGCAGCGCTTCCTTGACGGCTCCCAACTGGAAGCCCTTGCAGAAGAATCGAGTCTCATCGCCCGTGTCGGGATCAGTGCCGCTGAACACGAACTGCCACTTGGGGTCGCCGTTGGGCAATGTCTGTGGCTCGCCGGTCACGAAGTCGGTCACCTGGCGCTTCTCAACGTCGGTGATGGTGATGCGGCGAACGTCGCCGACTGCGTCCCACTTTGCTGATGGTCCGCCTGAGCGGGTGAGCTCTCCGATTAGGTCTGTCATGGTGTCCTGCTTTCTCTTGTGTGAGTTGGTCAAGCCGCGATTACGGCTTCAATGTCGCCAGTGATGCGCACGCCGTCGCTCTCCCAGATCGGGATAAGCGAGCCAGCGTTGAGTGCGCGGGCGAGGTGGCCAAGGCGTGTTGCCTCAGGAATCGTGAGAGCGCCGACGGCGTCGCCGAGCTCGTGTGCGGGCTGCAGCTCTTCGCCCATTGCGATGCCAAGCAGCGCTCGAGCAAGTTCGTCGTCGGCGTGATCGGCAAGCGCCAGTAGTGATGAGGCGATGATGAAACGGCGCTCGGTGGTCTTGCCGCCTGCGCCGGTCATGTTGATTGCCCGGTTTGCCTTCTTTGCTGCAGCCATGACAGCGCCAAGCCAGGTGCGACCGTCGACAGTCAACGCGCGCGCTGCCTTGTTGACTGCTTGAGTCTCAGCAAGACCAACTTCGCCACCTTCGTCGGCGGCTGGCTTGCGGGTGCTGCGCTTCTTAGGTGTCGCAGCTGCTGGTTCGCTCGGCTTAGGCGCTGGAAACTCAGCCTCTACTTCGCGCTCCATCATGGCGACGGCTTGCTCGATCGGTTCGGCGAGATGGTTGGCGATTGGGTCACCGCTGCCGAGCGTTGGCACGCCTTCAGGCCATGAGCGACGAATGAGATCTGTGTGCCCTGTGTCGATCAGCACCTTGAGTCGGTCGCGCATCCAGCCACGCCACTCGTCATCGACGTTGCCATCGGCAGCGCTCAGGATCTTCTCAGCGGCTGCGATCTGCTTGGTGCGTGTCACCACATCGACTTCGACGGTGAGCGGCGAGAGCGTCTTTGCCTTGCGCATCTGTCGCACAGCGATGGCGAGCTCAAGGGCTTCGGCACCAGTAGCGAGATCAAGCCAGTGCAACTCGCAGACACCGCTGCCTGGTTGCACATGGATGATGACGCCGTGCAGCTTCGACACTTCAGGCATCGGCTCACGAGTGTCTTCGCTGCCGTCTTTGGCTGGGCCCTGGTTGTAGAGAGCGTCAGCGTTGGCATAGATCGACAGCTGCACAGCGAAGGCGAGAGCTCCGAGCAGTGACGAGCCTGTCTTGATGTCGGCAACGAACTTCTGCCCGGTCTCGTCTTCGACGAGCAGATCAAAGGTGCCTGCGATCTGGTGGCGATCGTGGACGATCATGCGCTCGGCGAAACCGTCCACGACGCGCAAGCGGGCGGTCGCCAGCGCATCGTGGACGGCTCGCACGTCGCTGCCGTAGGGGTCCGGCGCGACGAAGGTGGGGTCTGCCCATGACTTCTCAAGCATTCCGTGGACAGCGGTGCCGAGGTCTCGACGAACGGTTGCGCCACCTTGCTCGGCAGCTCGTTCGCAGATGTCGTCAAGCGTCTTCTTGTCGGTGTCGGCAGTGGTTGAGACCAGGGCGACAAGGTCGGGGCGTTGTGCGAGTCCGATCGCAACCATGCGCTTGCCCCACGACAGCAGACCGCCTGAGTCATCGAGCGCTTTGGCGACAGTGGTGGCGCGTGTGTAGCCGATCGGCTTCGTGCCACCTTCGGGCAGCACCAAGTAGCGACCCCAGCGGTCACGTCGAGTCGGCAGTTGTGTGAGATCGTCGATTGCAGTCATGCCCGTGTCCTTTTGTGAGTGTCAGATTGCGACGTAGTTGCCGCGCAGCTTGCGCTTGTAGGCGTTGTTGGCTTCGGTGCAGTGCTCGCACCGGCAGCCGGCGTTGTATTTGGCTCGGCTGCCGTGCTTCGATTTGTTCGGGATGATCTCGCGACGCTTGCGCTCTTCAGTGATCTCTTTGCCAGCGATGCCTGCCCACACGCCGTAGCGCTCAGGGTTGCGGCTGATGAAGTCCAGGCACTGCTCGGTCACCGGGCAGCTCGCGCAGATTGCCTTTGCGCGCGCAACGCCTTCCCAATCACCGCGCACCGGGAACATCACGTCGGTGAGTCCTTTGCACGCTGCTCGATCAGACCAGTGGCTCACGTCGGGCCACACGATCGTTGGAAGGCGATCTCTGCCTGCAGTGCGTCGACGAGTCGATCAAGGTGAGCGATGCGTCGGCGGCAGACCTCAAGCATCTCGATGGCGTCGCTGACTACTTCGCGGTCAATCTCGGCTGCGAGAAACTCTTCAAGCAGTCGTGCTTTCATGCGGTCGATCTGGTGCTCGTTCATTTGTCTCCGATCATCAACATCAGGGTCGTGAAGGATTCGCCGCTCATGGCGACGTACCAGTCAGCAGGGTTTGTCTTGCGTGTGCGCTTGAACCACACGACGCCGAAGCGGCGACCTGCGTGGTGTGCCTGGTCGTTGGCTCGATCTATCCAGTGCGACAGTTGGCCGGCGTAGCTCGTGTAGTTCTTCACGTCGATGCTCGGCCACTCAATGATCGGCACGAACAGATCGCCACGATCATCGGTTGCGCCGGCAGGGATGCGTTGCGCTTGCACGCCAAGTGTCGCCAGGTACTCGACGACGGCACGCTCAGCGTCTGAGCCTTTGCGCTTCTGAGGGTTCGTCACAGCACGCCGCCAGTGATGAGCCACACCCACAACATGACGATGAAGACGATGCAGAAGACAGCGCCCATTGCCAGCCAGTCGGACTTCATCGCTTGGCCGGCCATGCGAAGATCGCGCACGCAGCTGCTGCGCAGAGAGCAGTGAGACCGATGATCGGAAAGAGCAGATCGGACTTGGCGATTGCTTCGACTGGTGTCGGCAGCAATGCAAAGCCAACGACGAGTGCGCTGAACTGCAGCGTCTGTTTCAGCGTCGCGCGATTCACGCTGCACCGTCCGGGCTGTAGCTCGACGGATGGTTCAAGCGTGCGGTGATTGCGCTCCACTCGTTGTCGCTGACTGACGAGTAGTTGGTGACTGTTTGTGAGCGCTTGGTCTCAGCGCACTTGTGATTGAGAAACGCATGCGCTTGTGCTGCGTCGTCGTCGTGCCAGAACACTTTGCGACAGTTGGCGCATGTGATGTTTGCGCCGCTCATGCGACACGCCCTGGCGTTGTGGTCTGTCGCCCGATCCACTTGTCGATGGCAACGATGTCGAAGCGAAGCCGACGGTCGATGCGTGTGACGGGGATGCGGTTTTGCTTGACCAGCTCGTAGATCGTGTCCTTCGACAGTCCGGTGTATTCGACCAGCCAGGGAAGGTCACGAAGTCGCCCAAGTTGGCCCGATTCGGTATTGAGTGGCTCCATGGGGCCGTACCGTAATCAGAGTATGATTCTAAGTCAAGTATCTGATTCTGAAAACTTCCGGTAGGGTGCAACTAGGGCAAACCAGTAGGGGCCGAGCCGGTCACGTTTGCCCTAGATTCAGGGCAGAAGTATGAGCAGAAACAGCAGCACCACCGTCGAGCAGCGCAAAGCGTTCTCGGTCGCTCTTGAAGCGGCAATGCAGTCGGCTGGGATTCGATCGGCAGCCGACCTTTACCGGCGCGGATCGGCAGCAGGCATTGATCGCACCGCCGACACCTTCAATAAGTGGTGCCGTGGCGAGTCCGAGATTGCCGTGCCGCACGTCTTGATTCTTGAGCAGATCTGCGGCGTTGAGCCGGGGCATCTTTCACGCCACCTGGGCTGGGTTCCCGTCGGCGTCAGTGAAGACACCACCATCGAGCAGCTGATCTTGGCCGACCGGGATCTCACCGACGCCAACAAGGCCACCTTGCTCGGACTGCTTGAGCAGCTGCGGCGCATTCAGTAGATCGCCGACGATTCGCAGCTGTGAGGCGAGTGCAATGCAGCGGTCTTGATCGTCGCCAGCGACGTGAGCAGCGCACACAAAGGCCGTGAACCATTGGCTTTTTGTGTAGTCGTCGCTCATGGCGTCGAAACTAGCGAGCCCCTCTGACAGACCCATTTCGGGGGGGGGTGATCGCCTTACTCATTCTCTACCCGCCTAGGTGAGTCGCCGTTCGTGCTTTTGCAACCTAACCGTGACGCAAGTCACCTGCCAAGTGGTAGCCCTTATTTGTTTGAAGAACGTATTGAGTCAAGGTCGCCCGCCAACTCAGCATCCATGCCAGCCATCAGATGCCCGTAGCGATCCATCGTGATGGCGATCGAGGCGTGGCCGAGTCGCTGCTGGATGGCTTTCGGATGAGCGCCAGCGTTGATCGCCAGGGCGACCGAGGTGTGGCGTAGATCGTGAAAGCGAGGCATGTTGACGTATGCCGGCTTGAAGTTTCTGATGACCCTCTCCCCCATGCCGGCGGCGTAGCAGGCTGGATACCAGGTGATGTAGCGCCAGTCTTCCGAGATCGGATTGCCGCGAGTAGAAGTGAAGATGAGGTCGGTCGGTTTGGGTCCGGTGAACTCTTCCATGTGAGCCTCAAGCTCAATGGCCACCGATGTCGGCAGCACGATGGTGCGCAAGCCAGCGGCAGTCTTGGGATCTTCTCTGATCCATTCCTTATCGAGCTGCATCATCTGACCGGCGACGGTGATGCGCGCGCCTTGGACATCCATGCGACGCAGCCCTCGCAGCTCAGACCAGCGCAGCCCGCCATAGGCGGCGATGAGGATGAAGCATTTGTAGCGCTCGCCGATGTTGGCAGCGATGTCCTCGATCTGCTTGACGGTGAAGGTCTCCATGTCTCGTCGAGGGACGCGCGGCGCTTTGACTTTGTCGCAGACGTTGGTCGCAACGATCCCCTGCTCGGTTGCCCAATTGAGCATCGTCGCCAAGGTGCGGTGGTGGCGCTTCACGGTGGACGGTGCCAGCCGCTTCAATTCCAGAGCCAGCCATCGCTGGATCTCTACTGGCGCTAGGGCTGAAACCTTGACGTGTCCGAAGGTCGGCAGGATGTGTCGCTTCAGGTCTCGCTCGTAGGTCCAGACCGTTCCAGGGGCGAGGTGGATAGAAGCCTCAATCCATCGCTCGCCCAATTCGGCCACCGTGATGGAGCCGTCGTAGGCGGTCTTGACTCCCCGCTTGATGTCGGTCGTCTTTGAGGCGACGAAAGCCGCAGCCTCTTTCTTGGTGGCGAAACTCTTGGCCCGCTGGGTGCCGTTCTCGTCTCGCCAACGTGCTCGCCACTTGCCTCGATGATTGTCGATCGCCATGCGGACCCCTTCGCAATCTGTAGCGGTACCCAAATTTTACACATTGCTGCCCCGATTCGCACCGATTCGGGCCAGTTTGGGCCATTGTGCCGATCTGCAGACGAACAGCAAAACTGTCCAGAAAACGTAGAAAAACCCCACATTTTTGCGGGGTTTTTCGGTGCTCTTACTGCTTCAGTTTTGCTCACATTTTTTGGTGTCGGAGGGGGGACTTGAGACCCGCCTACTGCTAAAGGGGCGTATTGCATCGCGAGCCACTGGTACACGTCAGAATACACATGCCTTCAGAGGCCTCTAGATCGCGATTTAAGCCCCTCCGAGTAGTTGAGTTGGTAGTTGCGCCATAACGCAGAAGATCCCCCGCCCTGGCCTATTGGCTCAAGCGGGGGATCTTCGCAGACCGGCTCAGTTGTGGTGTTGCGGGCTCAGCCCATAAAGGTCTGATCGCTTCCATTCGCAGCAGCAGCAGGGGACGGCTGCGTGGTCGAGCCGGGGATCTTGCTCAGATGTCTGAGCTAGGAGGAACCGTCGCTGTCACTGGCAGCGTCATAAGCGAGGTGCTGCCCTTGTCGCCGATGCCAGCCGAGGCGATCGAGCTGAGAAGCGACAGCACGCCAGCAGTGGCGGCGGTGCCAGCGATGGCTTGCCAGTCGGCGGTGAACCAGTCGAAGGTCGTCGCAGCGATGACAGCGATGAGCGCCTGAGCGACGGTCTTGATCGCGCGCTCGGCGGCTGACTTCCAGAAGGTTGCGGTGAACATGGTCATGGCTCCTGTGTGGATTGGGTGAGAAGGGTGAAAGGTTCGGCGACGCTGGTTGAGTGCAGCGCAGCTGCTCGCAGTGCCATCTCCACTCGTGCTTGCGGGTTGCCGCTGGTCGATGCCAGTGAGCCGAGCGCTAGGTGATCGCCGCAGCCGATGGCTTCATAACCAAGCATTGAGCGCCCGACGTGGTAGTCCTCGTCGATGCAGTAGAGAGCACCCCGGTAGCCGACGAGAAAGACGCCGCCGCTGTCTTCGCTGTCGTTGCTCTTGGCGAAGCCTCCCTGGTGGAAGAGCTTGCGGCAGGCGTCGACGAAGACGGTGCACAGGTGCGTCATATCGTCATCGGCGATCTGTCTTGGCACCTTGAGTCGGTACTGCAGCAGCTGGCCCATGCGAAACGAGTCGCAGTAGCCGATGAGGTACTCCCCCACGGTAAACACTTTCGGCTCGACATAGCGAGTAAGTCGTGTGTCTTCGACCGCTGCGGCGTCGCCGCCGATGGTGACGGTGCCGTCATGCTCGAGGCCGACGATGCAGGTCATGACTCACGCTTCCAGAGATACGCGTTGCGTAGGTGCACGACCATCCACACGCAAGCGAGGACGGTGAAGGCGGGCAGCGGTTGAGGTCCGATTGTTGAGTAGGCGAGAAAAGGCACGCCGGTCAGTGATGCGGTCAGGCACCATCCCCACCAGATGCGACGCTCGATGACGAGCGCGTAGACGGCGAGGCCAACCAGATCGCAAGCGAGTATCAGCCACGTCCAGACCTGCTCACTCATCGTCAAGTTCGTCGAGGAAAGCAACGAGCGAGTCGTCGATGGCTTCGTCAGTGGCGTCAGCCCAGACCGCGTAGAGGCAGTCTGCATAGCCAGCGAGGTCGACGACCGAGTCACGCACCATGTCGGCGGTGAACTCCTGGTCAAGAGCGTTGCCGATGCGTGAGAGCTTGACGCTGAGCATGAAGCACACAGCCTCAGGCACGCTGAGAGCGATGCCGGTGATGGCTTCAAAGATCTCAGCGGTGCGCCCGTAGTCCACTGTTGGGTGGTTGTAGAGAGCACCACGATTGCCGTGCACGAGGCGATCAGCTTCAGCGGTGACAGAGTCCCAGAGTGGGCTCGGTTGAGTGTCCACGATTGCCTCCCTGCAGGCGGTGGTTTATCGGTTGCGGTAAAGCGCTGGGTCAATCGTTGAAGCTGCAGCTGCAGCGTTGATTGGCCAGCCACTAGCGGCGAGGTCGACGAACACTTGGTCGGGTGCGTCGATCATCTCTGCGTAGTTCACGATGGTGAGCACCACATTCGTCGCTTGCTCAAGGATTGCTTGAGCCTGAGCGCGCGTTGAGTAGCGATGATCGGGCACATCGAAGCCGAAGGCGGCAGCAAATGACGCTTCGATCTGGTCGGCGGGTCGGTCGGTAAGGATGACCGTCAACGGCTCAGAGCCTGTCCCTTGTAGGAACGCTTCGGGCGCCGCTTTCATCACTGAGTTATCGGGGGTTCCGCTGATCCAGTCGGCGATCGGTGCGAACATTGTGCGATGAGAGAAGTAGCCGGCCGGGTTCGGATTGTATGCCGGATCTATCTCTCGTGACCTAATGACACTCTCCACAGAAGCGTCAACATGGGCGCTTAGTGTGGACGATTCCGAGATCGCTCGCATAAGCGCCGACGTACCGGTTCGGTGTAGCCCTGAGATTATGTAACGCATCATTTCACCGCGATCAGTTGTGCGAATCGGAGAAGACCTGAACTCGTAGGTGAAACACGAGTGCCAGTCGCTCCGCTCGCTGAGAGACTTTGAGTCGCGATTACCTGAGAAAATCCGATGTGACTCACGTTGGATCGTGCCGTCATCGAAGCGGGTGCTGCAGTCGTGTTTTCGAAGGTTGCCCACAAACCAACTAGCAACGTAGGTGACGTTGTAGTTGTCACTGACGATGCGGTTGCCGTAAGCGTTCTAGTTCCCACTACATCTACGGCGGTGCCACCGCTTACGGCGATCATTGCTGCGGCAAGGGGGGCAGTCCAGTTTGATCCACCAGACCACACAAACGAATCTGAGCCGGTAGCGACACGCGTAAAGGTGCGCCAAACAATGTGCGGGCTGTTCAAATCGTCGCCGGTTCCTCTCTGAGTCCAACCTGCCGGAGCGGTCCCTACGACGCCCGATTTACTGTCGATAACATCAAAGAACTGAACAATAAGCACGTCTCCGGCAACGGTCCCGGCAGGCGCTGCAAGCGTGAACCCGCCGCCGCCGATGATCGTTGTCGTAGATGACGCAGCACGGAACGCCGGACCACTAGCGACGGCGGCGGCTTTGAATGAGATGCGCTGGCGACGGCGTAAGCCGCCTGCAAGCGAGATCATGCGCCTTGTGTGAGCACGTTGGCCGAGACGCTGCCCGACGCAGTGACGGCGAAGATGTTCTCTCCACCGTCAAGAGTCAGAGCGATGGTCGCAGCAGCTGCCAGGGGGAAGCCGGCAGCGGTAGTGACGGCACTGCCGCCAAGGAAGATCGACGAAGCGCCGGCGTTGTAGATGACGACAGACTCGCCAGCCTGACTGTCAGCATCAGCAGCGTTGAGCTGCGTGGCTGTGGTGGTGACTGAGACGACTGCAGATTTGATTGCCATGATGATCTCCTTCGATCAGTAGATGGTCTGTGTGAATTTGGCGAGCGATACGCCCTCATAGCGACGGCACAAGTAATCAAGGCTGACGAACATGGGGTCGTAGCTGCCGTTTTCAACCTGGTGTTTGACGATTACGCCACGCCAGTGAGCGTTGCCCTGCGGTCCTTTGTAGTCCTCGTCATGCAAGTAGCAAGCGCCGGCGATAAGACCGTGATGGCTCCGACCAGCGACGAACCTGATGGCGTAGTCAAGCGTCTGCTGGTGGCCCATCGTGAAGGTATGGCCGATCTGTTTCAGTCGACCTGCCGCTGCGCCGCCCAGCGGGCGGCCACTCATGGGATGAACATAAACGTGGCAGTAGCCGACGCCGTCAATGAAGACTGGCTCAAGGTAGCGATGAACCGTGAAGCCGTGCTCGAGGTAGTTGAGATCGTCAGTAGAGATGAGGCCGTGCAGCTTCGGGTCGTCATTCGTTGCCCGGTTGATTCGGTCCTCATGGTTGCCGAGCGTGATGTGCAGCTCAGGCCGGTAGAGCTTGTCTTTGACCTTGCGCTGATGATCGTTGAAACGCTCAAGCGGTGCGCAGAGAATGTCAAAGGCGTCGTTGGCTGCTTCGATGTCGTCGTTGTAGCGACGACCCTCGAACGATCGCTTGCCGACGTCGTAACTGCTGAGGCTTGGCATGTCGGCGTGATCGCCGAGATGCACCACGACATCGGGCTTGCGCTCGATGATGTAGGCGCCGATCCACTCCAAGTGAACAGTCGGCACTCCTGGCTTCGCCTGTGTGTCAGGAATGACCAGGTGCGTGCGCGTTGAATCAGACATGCAGTCGCCCGTCTGTGGAGGGATAGAACTACCAGCGGCGCTTGCCGCGATGGTGCACAGCCTCGTGGCGGTGCAGCTCGTCGGTGACAGCGTCGAAGCGTGCGTCGACCTTGGCATCGACGGCACGAACATCGCCGCCGATCTGCTTCACGTCGCCGATCAACTCGTCGAAGCGTTCAGCGTTGGCGCGCGCGTTCTGGTCGTGCTGCTGCCGATTCTCGGTGCGCAGCTTCAGCACCTGCACCACGAGTGTGGTGATAGCGCCGAGCACAAGGCTCACGCCAGTGAGGATTGCAACCCATTCGGCAGCGCCCCAGCCGGGGCCATCAGAGATAGTCGTGGCGGCTTGGGCAAGCATCGGACTAGCTGCGACCGTTGTTGATGTCAGCCCAAGCACTCCAGCCGCCGCCAGGGGTGGTCTGATGCGACTGCCACAGACCGCCAGCAGCAGTGATTGTCACTCGCAAGCGACCGTCGCTGAGTTTCTCAGCAAACAGGTTTGAGCCGGCAATGCCGCCCATGATCTCGACCCACGGACCAACCTTGCCGCCAGGCTTTGAGGCCCATGCGTGCACGGCTTGACCGCCAGAGGTGAGAGCGAACCACTCTTCGCGCCCGTCGTTGTTGATGAGTTTGAACATGTCGGTCTCGCTTGATTCGGTAGGCGTCGGGGTTGGTGGTGGTGTTGCCGGGTTGATTGCGTCAATGAGCATCTGGTCAAGGCGTGCCCGATCGGGATGTGTTGACCATGCGTCGCTGCGATCCCAAGGCTGAACATCGCCGTGGCAGAAGAGGCCGGGACGATTCAGAGCGTCGGTGCCGATCCATTGAGCGTTGGAAAGTGGAATGTTGAGAAACGCCCACAGCGCACAAATGGCTTCGCCAGCTCGAGTAATCATTGCCTGTGTGTTGGGATCGTCGGCGCTGAGTT